TTGAGCTTAAAGTTGCTACAAAGCGAGATTGAGAGTCATTCTTAAGACTTTCTTCAATCTCCCTTAGGGTCTGCTGAATCTCTGCGACTTGTTGTTTAGCTTGGTCCAAACTTTGATGGGGAAGGAACCCTTTTTGGATACGCGAAATCGTGCACACTAACGAACCATTTGTGCTCAAGAGACGAGTAGCCAATGTATGCAAAGGCTTCACCATCAACGTGATATGATACTCAACAACACAATATTTTTAAATGCCATCATCTTCCCGCTGAAGGAAGTAGGCGTGGAGTTTCTCAGACATTCCACGAACACTAAATTCAAATACACCATGCCAGTTGGGTCGCATGATAGTTCTTACATCTCGTATTCCATCTAAGATTGCGTGACGGTCTACATATCTACGATTGATATGAGTTCCATGCCATAAGTGATAGACGGAACCTGAGATGCATGAGATACGAGGTTTTGGAAGACTACAAAACTCTTTGAATGCTGGAACTAGAGCTGGTTTGAGATAAGTGGATGGAAACTTGACATCTAACCATGCAGCTGCTGAAAGTGTATCTCCACTTCCTGTAATTCCATACTCAAAGAACCCCACTTTGCGAAACCACTTGCGACGGAAAGCCCATGCAAATCCAGGATGAAACTTATGATCAAATGTGTTTTGACGATTCATATAGAGAACTGATGCTCGTTCTTGCATGATTTTTGTATACGTGATGTCCATCCAGACTGCTGATGTAAAGGGTTGAACTACATCATTTTTGTTCAAAGCATCTGAGACTTCACAATACCAATGAGGATTTCCAAAGATTATATCAGCATCCAAGAACAATACTTTAGAAAACCACCAAGGAATTTTGGATTCAAGAATGGTGCAGAGATTCTCCTTGTGAAAGAGGATTGATTTGCTCCACACATGAAAGGCATCTGCGAGTTCAGGTTCTTGTTTATCAAACACCAATTCAAGTGTGTAGTATGGAATACCTGCAAGTTTGAGTTTTTCAATTGTGTAGAAGTAGTTCATAACCATACGCTTAGACTTTGCAGGATTGAAGAAGACTAATCCAACAGCCATGTCACATTTCCATGGAGTGTTATATCGAACGTTTGCGAGTTCAATAGGCTTAGCAACTTCTTGTTTAGGAAGAGGATCTGGTTGTTCAGTATAAGCCATGGATTGAGCAGCTCCCATTGTGTAGAAAAACGGATAAAAGATTGGATAGAAACTACAATTCATAATGACCGATGTCTACTCACCCTACAATGCTCGTAACCGATTCTTTACAGAGAAGGATATCCACCGTATATTGCATCGCCATGGTTTGCCTCATTATCGTGTCTCAAATCCAAGAGTCTTTCAAACCGCAATGGTTCATACCACCTATGTCAAACGATCTGAATACACTACACCCGATGGACGACCGGCGTCTCTTGCTCCGTGTCCCTCTGGTGTCATGCCACTCCAAGATGAATCCTATGAATGTCTCGAATTTGAAGGCGATTCAGTGCTCGGAGTCTGTGTTGCAACCTATCTACGACGTAAATACCCTGACAAAAAACAGGGATTCCTCACTGATGCTCGTAAAGAGCTCGTCAACAATGAGCGTATTGGAGCCTTATGCCAAAAAGTCGGACTTGATGCGTTCTATGTCATTTCTAGGCACAACGAGGAGTCTGTGGCTATTAATGGACGACGAAACATTCAGAAACTGGGAGACATATTTGAAGCTTTTATTGGCGCGTTATGGACAGATTGTGGAAACCGATTCAATATTGTCTACGTATTCGTCACCAACGTTCTGGAAGCCTATTTGGACATCCAGGATGTTGTCACTACTATCACCAACTACAAGGATATCTTTCAGAAGTATTGTCAGCGTGAGTTTGCGACAACTCCTACCTATACTATGCTAGAATCTAGTGATGCTTTGATTCGAGTAACGATCACACTCAAAGGAAAAATCATGAAAGAAACGGGTGAAGGAACCACTCGCAAGAAAGCAGAACAGATGGCTGCTAAACAAGCTCTAGAAGGATTTGGTGTTACTTTCTCCTCTGCGTAATCACTCTAGCATTACGTCCACATTTGAATCGTTTAAGTGTTCTCCCTTGCTTCCACAAGACTGATTTAACACAGACCGCAATAGGTCCTTTTTCATTTCGAAAGGTTCGCTTGACCTTCTTGATACATTTGCAAAACCTATTAGTTTGACTGAGTTTAGCACCTCCTCTCATTTGTCCAAATGCAATAGGAATGATTTTACGCAGATTATTGGAGAAGTTTTCATCGACAGGTCCCTTTTTTACAAGTTCTACAAATGCAGTTAAGAACTTATTGACTGATTCTTTGGTAATGATTTCATATTTTTCAGAGACACCTATTAATGCTAATGTATCCCAAGATCGTTTTAGAACAGAATCAACTTTCTCTTTTTGATTTATTGGGTCAACTACATTTTTGAAGTAGCCTGTATTAGTCATGATCGGTAAAACATACTTAGCATCAGCTCTTTTTTCAAAAACTTTGATGTTTTCTAATGTATAGAAAACATTAACATTGTAATCATCCTGATTTTTAGAGATAAATGCTCTACCCCAATCATGTGCAATTAGTCTACCATCCAACACCGAAATGTTTTTACCATGTAAATCTGTATGTATCATTCCATATTCATTAATATAACTCATTGCAATTGTGAGTTTCGTCATATGATCTGAAAACAATTTGCTCTTTGTTTCTCCAGTTTTATAGAAGTCTGATAAATCATCACCTTGTTTAGGAGTGATTAGATTTACAAGTATATCTGCTTGTTTGAGAGCTGCTAGTTTACAAGAGCCCTGTTTGTCTTCAGGCTTAAATTTTGGAATACATGCATCTGTATTAAGATTTACATACTTCCGAATCGAAGGAAATACAGATTCAATCTTAATTAACACTTGTTCAAGTAAAACTTGATTTTTGAGTTCACCTGAATCATATGAAACTATTCGTGAAACCTTATTTTTAAGATCAAATGGTGGATCGGGTGGAGGATCACAACCTACTGGAGGATCGTAGACACAAGTGTCTGCCCCACTTGCAATAAAAGCCATACCACCATTCATTGTGTCAAACCCAGAAGAATATATCCTCGCAAAGAATAAACATAATGGGAGGTGGTCTTCTACAACTCGTTGCATATGGTGCTCAGGATGCTTATATCACTGGAAATCCTCATATTACCTTCTGGAAGGTTCTCTACAAGCGTCATACGAACTTTGCCATGGAGGCATTCCGTGTGAACTTCACGGGCGCCCCTCAGTATGGTCAACGTGTGGTTGCCGTCATCAACCGCAATGCGGACTTGATGTACAAGACCTATTTGGAGGTTGTATTACCAGACACTCAAACAACTGCTACAGGTGCATCCTACGATATCTTGTGGTCAAATGGAGGTCAACGCCGTCTAGGTTATCTTCTTCTCAAAAAGATTGAAGTAGAAATTGGTGGACAGATCATTGATACTCACTATGGTGAATGGCTCTATTTGTGGGAGAACTTAACATCTACAGTCGACAACTCTACCAAGTTGGATGGAATGACTGGAGGACAACAAGGTGGTGCTATTTCTAGCAACGTATCTTGCGGTGGTCGCCCAAGTGTCTTGTATATCCCCCTTCAATTCTGGTTCTGCCGCAATCCTGGTTTGGCGCTTCCTTTGATCGCCCTTCAATACCATGAGGTTCGAATCAATGTAACATTGTCTCCTTCAACCGACCTTGTAAGCAAGGGTTCATTTAGCTCTGTCTCTGCAGCTGCAGCTGTATTGCCTCAGTTGAAGGATATGTCACTCTACATTGACTACATCTATTTGGATGTTGATGAGCGTCGCCGATTTGCTCAGCAGTCACATGAGTATTTGATTGACCAGCTTCAGTATGGTCTTCAACAAACACTAACAACTGCAAATGCCAGAATTGACTTGACATTGAATCACCCTGTCAAGGAGTTAATTTGGGTTTTCCAAGATGCCCGTAAGACTGATTGCGGGTCTACAACAACTGCTACAGCTGGTTACACTCAACCATTCAGCTACGATGATATTGCAGACCGATGCCGTCTACAAATCAACGGTCAAGACCGATTTGATGAGCGATATGGTGACTACTTCTGGAAGGTTCAACCTTACCAACACCACTCAGGAGGCGGTTTCTGGCCTGCTCGTAATGAAGTCAATGCAATCAATGCTAACTTGGAGGTTACTGGAACACCTAGTGCAGGTGTGGTTGCGTTTACACTCAACGCCGCAACTGCCACTACACAC